AAAATGTATAGTGATCCTCAGAAGATTTTGAATAGAGAAGCGAAGTATAAAATCTATAATAAAAGAGGTGCGATATGATTCGGAATAAGTTTTCTCTTTCTCATCATAAGTTGGCTACCTGTAATATGGGTCAGCTTGTTCCGGTAGGTTTGACGGAGGTTTTGCCTGGGGATTCTATTCAGCATGCGACTTCTTTGCTGATGCGGGTTTCCCCTCTTCTCGCTCCTGTCATGCATCCTGTGGATGTTCGCATTCATCATTGGTTCGTCCCCTTTCGTTTGGTATGGGAAGACTGGGAAGAGTTTATTACCGGTGGGCCTGGGGGAACTTCGGAGCCTACTTTTCCTACTATCGATGTTGATGGGGCCGCTGTTGGTTCATTGGCGGACTACTTGGGTGTTCCTGTTCCTGTGACGGCGGCTCGTCCAGTTTCGGCTTTGCCGTTTCGTTGTTACAATTTGATCTTCAACGAAAATTATCGCGATGAAGATATTATCGGGGAGTTGGCCAATAGTCTTGCTAGTGGTGTTGATGGGACTACTAATCAATTAATTCAGAGGATCGCCTGGGAGAAAGATTATTTTACTACTTCTCGGGAGACACCTCAAAAAGGTGATGATGTTACTCTGCCTATCGGCACTTCGGCTCCTGTTACTAGGGTTTCAAATGCTTCGTCTTGGCAAGCCTATAATTCAGGAACCAATACGGAATCTACGCCGGGGGCTATCGATTATGGCGGCGTTGGTGACCATGTTCGTGTGAGTGGTGCGCCAGCTTCTTTCGATCCCAATGGCGGTCTTGTCGCTGATCTTTCTCTTGCTACTGCCGCGACTATTAATCAGCTTCGGGAGGCTTTTGCTGTCCAAAAATATCAGGAAGCGAGGTCGCGCTATGGAAGCCGTTATACTGAGTATCTGGCATATCTTGGCATCAGGTCGTCTGACGCTCGTCTACAGAGGCCGGAATATCTTGGCGGCGGCAGGCAAGTTATTCAGTTTAGTGAAGTTCTCCAAACGGGAGTTACGACGGATGGTGATGACGCTGAAGGCGTTGGTAATCTCAAAGGACACGGTATTGCGGCATTGCGTTCTAACCGCTATCGTCGATTCTTTGAGGAACACGGCTACGTTATGTCTTTGTTATCGGTCAGGCCGAAGACTATTTACGCTTCGGGTCTACCCCGTCACTGGAACCGCCGGACGAAGTTTGACTTTTTCCAGCGGGAATTCCAGCATATCGGTCAACAAGAAGTATTAAATAAGGAGTTGCGTTTGATGCATGCAACGCCTGACGGTGTTTTCGGTTATCAAGATCGCTATGATGATCTACGTCGGATGGAAAGTTCTATATCCGGCGAGTTTCGGACTACGTTGAATTTTTGGCATATGGCCAGGATTTTTGGTTCTGACCCTGCCTTGAACTCAACCTTTATTACTGCTGACCCTACGGACCGTATCTATGCTTCTACGGCCACACATCAGCTGTTGGTCATGGCCCGTCACTCAATGCAAGCTCGGCGCATTCTTGCGCCTCACGGCACGCCCATGGGCGTATAGGAGGAATTATGTTTATCAAGAGTATTCTTAAGCGTTTGGTGGGTCGGAAGTTGGAGGAGCACCCCGACCCTACGCCTCGGACTTTGACTGTGAAGTTTCAGCGACCGTTGACTTTGGAACAAACGGTTCGCGCTTTACTTCGTGGGGAAGTTTCTCGTGCGGCGGCGAATAATGGAGTCGAGACGTTTCAACAAGCGAACGATTTCGACGTGGACGATGATCCTGATATGATCTCTCCTCACGAAGATATTTGGAAAGAGGAAGAGGCTCGTTTCATCGAGGAGCGTCTTAAGCCTAAGGCGCCGGCGCCCCCCATCCCGCCGGCGCCTCTTCCCCCGGCCTCAGGGCCGGGGTCTACCCCTCCCGCGGCTGCGGCCGCGGGAGGCACGGGGGGGGCCGGGGGGGCGTAGTCCCCCCATGCAATGTGCCTTACTAGATAAGCACATTGCTAGGTGACACCAAATGGCCCGCTCTCGTTCAAGAAATCGGCGTGTTGACTTTTCCAACACTAACCGGTATAATAGGTTGCCCGGTTTCTCTCGTCGGGCTTTTACGTCACCTGTGTTTTTATTTCAACCCTCAAGGAGGTTACAAGTCTATGAAGATCGTCGAACCTGGCACCCACAAAAAGCGACGCGTCCGGCGGCGTCTTTTTCTCAATCGCGACATCGTCTTGCCGTGGTTTCACGGCCGCAAGTTGGTAGTTCGTTATTCGATGCTCGTCGGTTTTATCGTACCGCATACCCGCCAGCTGGAGTTACCTTTAAATCCCCCTCTCGAGTCCTCATCTGCGTCCGTCGACAAATCCGACGGGAAGTTATCAATGCCCTTGGATATGCCGGGCAAGTTGGTCAACGGCGACCAACACGGGGTCCCTACTCTTCCGTTTCATGTAAAGGATAAATAAGTGGGCGGCTTTCCTTGGGCTGTTGCGGGGGATATGTTCTCTAATGCCATAGGGACATATTTTGATTATCAGTCCTCAAAAAAAGATCGTCAAGCTACTGAAGATATTAATGCTGAAAATAGGTTATTGGCCCGGGAGTCTAATGCTCAGCAAAGGGAACTGGCTGAAAGAAATATAGCTCTTCAAAAAGAATTTGCTCAGAGTGGTATTCGTTGGAAAGTGGAAGATGCGAAAGCGGCTGGTCTTCATCCCCTATATGCCCTTGGCGCAAATACTCAAGGGTTCTCTCCTGTAAGCATAATGGATTCCGCTCCTACCCTTTCTCCCGTAAGTCGTGGTGGTGAATTTCGTGCGATGGGTCAAGGTATCTCTCGCGCCGTTAATGCGGCCAATACTATGAATGAGCGTAGGCTTCATGAGCTTCAATTAATAAATATGGATTTGCAGAATGAGCGGCTTGCTACCGAGATTCAGTTGATGCGTTCTCCTGGGACTGGTCCTGGTCTTCCTTCCAATTCTGAAATGCCGCTTCTTACTGGTCAAGGGAACTCTGTTCCTACCGCTCCTAACATGGGTGGTGTTTATGTGAATGAACAACCTTTAAATAGGGTTCACTCTCAACCGGGGCGTCCTGCTCAAGATGTTGGGGCTATCACGGATTACGCTTATGTTCGGACCCCAAATGGTTATGCTGTTGTTCCTTCTGCTGATGCAAAGCAAAGGATAGAGGATCAGCTTTTACCGGAAATTATGTGGTCACTTCGAAATAATGTTCGTCCTTTTTTTAGTGGTCACCCTCCCCCCAATCCAAAGTATTATCCTCCACCAAAAGGTTTTGTCGGTTGGCGTTGGGACTGGCAAACGCAGGAATTTGTTCCTACCAAAGAGTTACATTTCAAAATGAGGAGGCGTTAATATGCCGCGTGGAAGAGGGTATGGTCGTCGTCGTCGTTCGTTTCGTCGTGGTCGTCGGTCCTTTCGTCGTGGTCGGCGCGCTGGCACTCTCAGTGGGATTCGTATAGGTCATAGGATGTAATGCTCTGTGTAGATCCTTTTCATCAAGGTCTTCTTGCTTTTACGTGTGGGACATGTCTACCGTGCAGGATCAACCGCCGTAGGTTGTGGACCCATCGGATTTTGCTTGAGTCTTTTAAACATGCGGAAAGCTCTTTTCTTACGTTGACTTATGATCCAGATCATTTACCGAAGGATGGTTCTCTTGACCCAAAACATGTTACAGATTTTCTTAAGCGGGCTCGAAAGTATTTTGAACCTGTTCGGCTCCGTTATTTTTTATGTGGGGAATATGGTGATCAAACATTTCGCCCTCATTATCATCTTGCTCTTTTTGGAGTGGGCCCTGTTCAGCTTGCTGGCCCCGACCTTGTGTCCGACCCCCTCAAGTCCTTATGGGGCATGGGTTATGTCTATGCAGGTTCATTGACGAAAGAATCTGCTCAGTATATTGGTGGTTATGTAACTAAGAAGATGACAGCGAAGGGGGATAAGCGTTTATGTGGAAGACACCCAGAATTTGCAAGGATGTCTCTGAAACCTGGGATCGGGGCTCTTGCGATGGTGGATGTGGCAAAAGTCTTGATGTCTTTGACCTCGACTGTATTCACTTCAGTTTCAAATGGAGATGTTCCAACTGTTCTCCAACACGGACAAACCAAATGGCCGTTAGGAAGGTATCTTCGTCGGAAGTTGAGGCTTGAACTTGGTTTCTCGAATGCGGAACCGCGCCCGGAAGCCTTGCAGAAATTGTCCGAAGAGATGCGTCGGCTGTATGAAGAGGCTCTCACTGCTTCGAAAAATCCGACGGAAGCATTCATAAAAATGTATAGTGATCCTCAGAAGATTTTGAATAGAGAAGCGAAGTATAAAATCTATAATAAAAGAGGTGCGATATGATTCGGAATAAGTTTTCTCTTTCTCATCATAAGTTGGCTACCTG